CGTAAACGAATAACTGCCCGTACACCATTGTTTTGATTGTTGTTCTGTACTCTTTCATTTCTCTCAATTAGTGTGCTTAATCGCACTATTAAACTTGTTTCTGTTTTTGCTCTATGGTTTTGACTGAGGAAGTGCGTTATACCTCACTTTCTAAGGTCTTCTCCTTTTACACCAATGAAGTTAAACATCTCGTGGATACGTGATTCGATTCGCTTGCCGTACTTCTTGCCAATCATTTCAGCGTTGAGGTTGGTAGTAGCAAACGTAAGGTAACCCTTGTTCGTGTAAAGCTGGTGTCGCTGGGTCAATGCATCAACTCCGACATTTATCTCAGTGCCGTAGCGTTTAATTGTCGTATGCTCTTCTCCGATGTCATCAATGGCGAACATCTTGGATTTCATTGCTGACTCAAGGCTGAACAAATCCTGGCCTTCTGCTTGGTATATCCGCTCCATTTCAAACCCAGTGTAAATCTTGAACTTGAACTTCTGAGCGTAGCCCATGAACAAACTAAGTGATTTCAAGTAAACCGTTTTCCCGACACCAGTAGCACCCATCAGAATCAAACCCTTGTCGGTGTCCCCGTTGAAAGAATCCAACTGAAGAGCGTAGCGGACAATTTGGTCTGTTAACTCAGGGTGCTTGTCTTGCCACTTCGGAAGAACATATCGGCAACACTTCTCAAATGATGCCCTTGCGGTTTCAAAATTATGCTCTTCGTACTTTCGAAGCTGGTAACGAGCATCTTGCCCCTTCTCAATTCTGCTAATGTAGTCGTCTATTCTCATGGGTATTCTACGTTTTCAAAGTTCTTAAAATCATACTCTTGGTTCTTCTTTAGGTTGTCGGGTTTAAACCAAATGCTCCGAGCCTTCTGCTTCCAGTTCTTAACGGTATTGCCTCTGCCATCCTTCCAAACTCTTCCGCGCGGTTTTCTACTTTCCTCGTAGTATTCAAACATCTTGGTAGCTGATTCCTTAGTGTAACCGTTTTCGTCAAAATACGAAATAACTTCTTCAAGCGATGGTGGCTTTATACCATCATCTTTAGATGATACATTTACATTATCATTTACATTAACACTTACACTACCATTTACAGTAGACGAAATTGAACGCTCGTTAACGGTCGTTGAATCTCGTTCAGCGAGTTTAGCGTTTCGTTTACGAACTTCAGCAGAGCGTTTACCAGCTTCCGAGCGTTGCTCTTGTTGGTTCTCCCACTTCTTTAGGTCGCGTTTTAGCGATTGTTTAATCGGCTCAAATGCTAACTCGGTAATGAAGTCAGGAGCGACTGGGTTGTCGTCATTGACGTACGAAATGATGTGTTTGATTAAACGCCCAGCTTGAGCGTCATCGAGTTTATCCCATACGCCTTTTTGGTCGCAGTACAGAATGAATGACTTTTTGTTTTCAGCCATATCTCAGGGTTTAAAGGTAACCGACCGGGAGGCGAGGCAACGCCCAGCATGACCACCTGAGAAAGTCGAAGGCTGTTTTTCCCGTATCGGTTTATGTATCTACTCATAACTCAGGGTTTACGACAAACGCTCTTTTGCCTTAGCGTTCATTAGTAAGTAGCAAATATACAAAATTGTGCCACTTGGAAATTAAAATAATTCAGTTTGCGTAACGTCTTTCTTGTGGATAATTCCTAAAGCCGTTTCGAAGATGGTTCGACCAGCTTCGTAGTCTACAAGGTTTCTTGCTATTTTTAAAACCCTTTGTTCCCCATTGTACTTTCTGAAATCGTAATCGTGATAACTGTTGAAGTGGTCTAAACTCTCCGAATTTGTAAACTCTTCTTTGAGTTTATGACTTCTTGCGCTGATAATGTTCGGAAGTTGAAAATTAGCCCAATACAAGTGTCGCCCTCTTTTTGCTGGGTTTAGCATTGGTTCATAATATGGAATAACATTCTCAACAACAAACTGACCATTGAAGTGATGCTCTAAGAAAATTATCTCTTCGTAGAGTTTCATATCCGGGTAGATTGGCATCTTTCCATTAGCACCAAATCCCCAATACCTCGCTCGGCTATGTGTCGGGCAAGGTGGAGAAGTCCAAATGAAATCGAACTCTTGGTAATGGTCAAGCAGATACTGATGCGCATCAGCTACAACCACAACATCATTCGGAAACCGTTCTTGATACAACTTAGCCAGTTCCTGGTCTAACTCAACAGCAGTTACGTGCATATCAATTTCAGCTTCTTCAGCTACCTCATCCCACTTGTAACGGTTGCCACCAAGACAAGCGTATAGATTCAATACTTTAAACTTCTTCATATCTTTCATATCCAAACATTAACATTATGAAATCAAGCACTCTCAGCTTCCAGTTCTCCATATTTAGTATGAATTGATTTAACTAACTTGTCTTGAACTTGAAGAGCGTGTTTCATCGTCTTGATTGAATACAGCACCGTTGAGTGGTCGCGAAAGAACATCTTGCCAATGTCTTGCAACGAGTACCCGCTTCCGTATAACTCCCTGTGCACCCTGTAGATAGCATACTGCCGAGCAATGGTTACATTTCTCATCCGTGTCCTTGCTTTCATCGCTGAATAGCCGATGCCTGTAGCTTGCTCAACCCGGTTAATGATGTCCTTGCAGCTTTTGTCGATGTGCTTCTCGCAGTACACTCCTTGAATTGCCGCCAATAGCGTTTGGCAATCCTCCCCGAAGTAACCTTGGTGTAGGTCGATGATGTTAAGTAGCTGCTCCTTTAGGCTTTGTGATAGTCGTATTACTTGCATCTCCACACGTTTATTTGTTTACCGAAATCTCCTTCTATCTTGTAGCCAGCCTTCTCGATTAAGCCTCGCTTGTGGAGGTTCGAAAATGACCTTCTTATGGAAGTAATAGGAGTCTTTGCCCACTTGTCGGAAGATAATGGCTCCATGATTCTAAAGTGCCTTAGAACTCGCTCAGGCGTAACGCCAAGCTGGTCGTGGTTTCTGAAATAAATCAAGATAAGTTCGTCCTGACTTTTGGCTTTCTCTTGGGACTTCTTGAGTTCTGTCCCGATTTCGTTGTTCGTGTTGTAAAACATCAGTTTTGGTTTATGTAGTTAATAATTGTTTCTTGGGTTCTTACGCTGACCCTTTCGCCAGCGAAATAAGCGTAAACGGTTTGAGTTGATAGCCCCGTGTCTTTGGCTATTCTGTAAGCGGTAATTAATTTGGCGTTCGCCTCCGCTATCACTTCGTCAATCTTGACTATTTGAATCATCTTCGATAAGTGTTACGGGTTCTTGTTCTTCTGTCCAATACTCAATGATAGGCTCATCAAGTGAGTGGTCTATGTAGTACGTGCGTCCGTCTATCTCAACAAAGACGCTCTTCTCAGTGGTTAGTTTGACAATCATAGTTCGACTACTTTATCAGATTCAAGACAGAAATTGCACTCGGTTAAGCTGTACGTGTCCATCACCCGCTCAACAATTGCGACTTGCCTTCTTGTTATGAGTCTATCGACGTATGTAGTGCCTTTACATACACCGAAATAATAACCACTACTTTCGTACACCTTGATGATGTCTCCCAATTTTGGAGTTTTTAAGAAATCTATTTTTTTCATTGTTCTTTTTTTATCTCGCGTTACGGATGCGCGACCCCCGTTTGATGGTGCAATATCTAAATAACTTTTGAATATCCAAAACATTTAGGCAAAAAAATTACAAGCCGCAGTAACCGCTATCACATTCGTTGAAGTCATCATCAAACAATTCAAACTGCGAGTTCCAGTTCTTGATGTCATCGTAGGTCATCTCTGAACGCCAATGAGCGTTGTTGATGCTCTCTCGTTCACGCTTGGCAAACCATTCTAATTTGGTCGGATGCTTGTCCCACATCTTGCGAAGTAGCAAAGGGGTCTTGTGAAAGCATCCAACGCAGTTGTTCATCCAAGCAAAGCGCACAGGTTTGTCTTTCCAATACTCTTCTATAGAGTCTTTATAGATGTTATCTTCTATTAGCGGAAAGTGCGGCTTTTGATACGGAACGTCAACCCATTTATTTCTGCCGTCTTTGTGTTTTTCAAATGTAGCTTTAAAAACAGTTAACCCGTCTTCGTTTACACGCTCCATCATACTATTTGCTCTGCGTGTTTCGTTTGCTCTAAAGCCTATTCTCGTTTGTATTGGTTCACCTATATTCTCAGCCCACCAATAAAACATAGGCTCTATCTTCATTTCCACAGTACAAAACCTTCGAATCATACTTGGCAAGAATACCTTTTCGTTTCTCGTGGTAACCTCATCAAAAGTCTTTCCCGTTACCCAAGTAATCTTTCTACCTATATACTGCTCTAAGTCAAGCATAGTATAGATAATCATGTCATCTTCTGCGGTAGCTATAAAAGGTGCTTGTATTCTGTCCTCTACTTCTCTGCGTATCTTCTCGTCTTTGAATCGGCAGTTCTCATCCTCTATGCGTACCAATGAGAACACATCGTAATCTGCTGGGTAGTTTGCCGCTATGTAGCTTGAGGTCTTGCCTCCGCTTAAACTGTTTATTTTTTTCATTGTTTAGGATTCTAAGGATTTGACCTTATCTCGGTAGTCTTTGAGCATCTCCTCCAGTTCCCACGTTGCAAACTTCACGGTCGTTAAGCTAAGCTGGTGCATCTCTTCCGCCAGTCCTTCGCGTTCTCGGTCTAAGTTTAGCCCGAAGTCGTATTGGCGACCTTGCTGCATTACGTTACAACCGTAGCATTGCGGTCTGCAGTTGTCCTCGTTCCATCTCGTAGCGTACCTTGCTCTGCTCATAAAGTGTCCGCATTGAATCTTCTTCCATTCGTAGGAACGTCCGCAAGTGTAGCACTCGCAGTAGCCATCAAGATTAACCGCCCTCAACCGAATGTAACGGCTGAAGGCGGCATCTAAATCTTTGACAATTTTAGAACGGGAGGTCGCCATCGTCTACCGTTACCGATTTGGAAGTTACCTCCGCTTTCAACTTCGGCTCGTAGGTGTCAACTGAAGCGTAGAGTTTACCTTGCGCCGACTGCTTGACCTGAAGTCGAATCTCAAGACCATGCTTTCCTTCTTTGAGATACTGGTCGTTTTCCTGTAGCCACTTGATTAGCTTGGTTGGGTTGATAACCATGTCAGCTTTCACCCAGTCGGGAGCGTTGGTTGATGGTGTGTAGACGTTCAAACCGTCTACGAATACTACTTTACTTTCCATTATTTTGATATTGATTTGATTTCTTCGAGCAACTTAACGGCATCCTCGATATCTCCGTTTGTTATGGCATCAATTACCATATCAATGTCTGAAATTAACTCTTCCATATTATGGGTTTAAAAGGTTACTAAGATAATCATTTGCAAACGCTAACCGTTCGCGGAGTTGTTCTTGCATCTCAAGGTCGGCTTCTACTCGAATCTCAATGAGTTTAAAGCGTTCGTCTTGAATGCGTGGGTCGAAGCTAATGAACCGACAAACAGTCGCTCCAGTCGCCAGCATCTGCCCTTGCATCTGCCACAGATACTTCGGGTCAATGTAACCCTCGAAAGCGGTCTTGAGATGGTTTGCCGTGTTGTACGGGCACTTAATCTCAATGAGTTCTCCGTACTCTTTTATAAAGCCGTCAGGAGAAGCCCCTGAGTATTCGTTGATAGGAACGAACGGCATTTCTTCCAGCGTTAGTCCAGTAGTCTCTTGGAAGTACGCCTTGCAAATAGGCTCGTATTCGTTGCCCCAGTCAAGAGCCTTGCCGAAGATTTCGGTTCTTTGCCCGGTCAGTAATTCTGCAGCCTTCTCGTAGATGTAACTGATGGCGGTCTGCCCAAGTACTTCGTCTTTCTTTCGTCCGTTGGTCATCAAGTCCCCGAATCGGGAAGCTGTAAACTTCCCCATCCGTTGTTTGTGCCATTCGTCTGTCCGTTGTTCGGTAAATAGTTCATCTAGCATTTTATTGTTCTTTTGGTGGTTCAGGTAGTGGCATCCAATGTGTTACTCGTTTACTAACATCAATACTAGACATTGTATACCATTTAGAAGGCATAGACATAAAGTTCATAGTTGTGCTTTTGACTTCAAGAAAATCTAATGCAACAATATACTCATTGTCTATATCAGGCAACCTATCTTTAACGCTTATCCATTCCATCTTACTTTCTTTTAAAGTCGTCCGATTCATCCTCTCCAAATACTCCGACTTCGTAAAGTCCTGACAGTTTTAACACTACTCTTGATAGTGCGCGTTTCTCCGCCATCGCTACTGGGTAGGTTTGGCGGGTGTTAGCTGGTGCCGATTCCCCGAAGGTTTCCATCTGAACGGGTAGACCCTGACCGTTGGACATTTCTCCGATGGCTTTGATGACCACGAACTTGCAGTCATCTGTCAGGTGTACCATCTCATACCTAACTCGGATTCCCTTGTGCGCTTGGATGCGCTCAATTCCTTGTCGGGTTATGATTACGAACCCTTGAGGGCTTTTAAAGAAGTGGTCTTTGTTTAGACCGTTCTCTTTTGCGAGGTGTTGCAACCTCTCTTTCTGTGTTTCTGTCATCGTTCTGTTTTTGATGATTAATAAAAATTGAATTTACGAATTTAAAGTTTGAATGTCAACAAAATTCTCATCGTTGACCACTCGGACGAAGGTGTAAAGTCCTGACTTGACTGCTTTCGCTCCTGAGTGTTTTATCAGTTGCCAAAAAATGAACGGCTCAACGTGGGTAGCGCCTCCGCCATTACGTAGGTCGTTAAGTGCCTTTCGAGCAACCAACCGAATGAAGGCTGGTATCTGCTCGTTTGACATGGTTAGTTCGAATTGTAAGTGGTTCATCGTACTTGGTAGTAATCGTTAGACTTGAGGAATTGCTTCCAATCGTTCTCGGTATTCATCAACTCAGAGTTAAACTCGTCTTGGTTGAGTTGGATTGTTCGGTACTTGACCTTCTGACCATCTTCGTAGGTCTTACGAATTGTGAAGGTTCGCTTAGAGTAGTTGGGTGTTACTTTGATTT